CCGCCAGTACCGGGCGTTGTAATGCTACCATCAGTGCCGGGACCGGGTGGTGGTACGCCAATCTGTACACCACCAAGACCGCCCTCGCCGCCATACTCGTTGCTTGCCCCGTTAAAGCCTTGACCTCCACCGCCGCCGCCACCAGCATCACCACCAGCACCAGTATCGGTATAAGAACCACCGCCACCGCCACCGCCACCGCCATATAAGTAGCCATCATCAATGTCAATGCTGACCGCATAGCCACCTAAATTCAGTATCGCACTACCACCATCACCACCATTGCCAGCCGACGTACCAGTAGCGCCTATATCTCCACCACCAGTAGCGCCTGCGCCGCCAACACCAAGGAAGCGTCCACTGTTTTGAGCAATAAAAGTAAATGTAGAGCCTGCCGTCCATGCGGTGCTGATTATAATTTCACCAGCATCTGCATTATCGACGGTTATCGTTACATCTTGCCTGCCAGCAGGAGAACCAAGGAAAGTGAATAAATCACCAACATAGGTATCAGATGTGATTAACGCAGACGACGCATTTGCTGACCCTGACATAAAAGGTGGTGGAATAGTCCACATTAAACTTCACTCATATCTTTCAGAAATGTACCAAGCCACTTCACCGTTGAAAGATCATTGCAGTATTCAAATGCAAGATAATCAACATCACCAGCAACCGTGGAAAGAACTGGCGTAGTGCCTCCTGCAAATCTGAATGTTGATGCAGCAAAACTGATCGTATGTGGACCACCAGCACCCTGCTCAAGAATTAACGTAAAGGTCTGTCCGTTGGTTGCGCCAACAGGTGCTTGTAACTGGAAGGTTTGGGTTCCGGGTGTTAGTAAAACATAGTGCGTATTTGACAAAGAACAGTCGATCTGTAGCGTTGCTCCAGTAAGCGGAGAGAGCGAAGAATCTCGCTCCGTCATCTGACCAGCGGTAAACGTCTGTGCTACAGCCTTTTGAGCAAAGTCTGCACCTGCAACTCCGACTAAAGCATCTGAGTTTGATGCCAGTGTTGCGTTAATAGCTGTTTGCGCAGCATCAACTGATGCAGCAACTACGTTAGTTCCATCACAGTAAACAAACACTGCTATGTTTTGAAGGATTGTAATCCCAGCTCCAGCGATTGTTTTTACAAGAATCGTGTCAGTTGTATTATTGGCAACTAAATATAATTTGCTGCGAGTAGGTACAATAATGTCTGTAGCGCCGCCAGTAGTTCCACTCACATTAAGTATCATATTACGTGCGCTATTTGCCTCATCACCGTTTGTATCAGGTAACGAATAGGGATTGGAATCGGTCAATAAAACTTCTGCTGTACCAGCAACTGCGTTTTCCAGCAAAGTAAAAACACTGTCATTAAGGATTTGTCCCCATTGATCAACATTGGAGTTGTAATCCATTAAAGTTAATTTTAATAAAGCTGAATCAGCCATTTCTTACCTCTGCCCTTGGGCTTGATTTAATGGTGCTGCTGGAACCTCAAGAGGTGTCAAGTTGTAGTGTTCTTGCAGCAGAGTATAGGTTTCGCGCTTTGCCAATGGCAGCAGTGCTGCGTACTGAGCAGACCAAATGTCTACCCGGTCATCTGACTTCAAAAACGCTTCGGCCTCAGCCAAACATGCCTTGAAAAGAACATCGTCCATGTGTAGCGACAACCAGTTAGTCTCTTGCGTAGTAGCTGCAAGAGGTGTCAATCGCGTAGTGCCACGTGTGTTAATTGTGTAGATAGCATCCGGTATCGGAGCAACCGCCCAGTTATCCTCACCTAACTCACAATAAAACAGAGGCGCTGACTCTGCTGCTGGGTTTTGGTAGTCACGAACCCAATCGGTTGAGCGCAGCTGAAGAAACGTGCGTTCACCTGCGTTGTCATACCAAAGCGACTGAAACGATACCACCTCAGTATCAGCAACAGGCTTGAGCAAAAGCTCAGTTGAAGCAACGGTTGGAGTCGTCGCTTCACTGGTAAAAATTGACAAATCAAGATCACGCCATAAACGCATCTGACCAAGATCAATTATCTCTGGTATAGACCCAGTAAACTCAGAACCATCATCCTCAAGCCATGCTTGCAGGTTGGTGCTTAGCAGCGTGTATGTTGTATTACTCATTACCCAGCCTCGATATAAAAGTTATTGCCCATTGAGGCAGCTCCAGCAAACGGTGACGTAAATGGAACCACAAAGGTCGGAGAGTCAGTGCCAACAGTAATTCTTGATACAAAATACACCCCACCGCCGTCCAGCTCAATGAATAACCAATCACCAATCTGATACACCACTGCTTGCTGCGATACTATCTGCGTATCGCCAACAACCATATCAACTTCGGTTATGTCAGTTATAGCACCAGATGGCGTAGTTGGAGTTGTACCACCATCAAGATTCTCAGGGTCACCGTAACCTGCCGGGATTGAAATCTCCGGGGCAGGACGATACAGCGCTATTGGATCAGTAACCTCAATGGGTATTTCCTGCGGGTGCTTAGGTTCCCACCAATCAGGTGATACGAGTAAGCCGGGAACGTGACCGTCCTCAACTAAGTCTCGATAACGCATCTTCTGCCCTGAACGCTGGCACTCTGCTAATGCGTTGCGACCTTTGGCATAGCTGCGCTTAGACATTACCGATACCTGCCTGCACTACCCCTGCGGCGACGTGACCCAGACTCAGGGACAATTCGCACATCACCTCGCTCGCGCACAGCATTTTGTGCATCCCTAAAGGCTATCTCTGCCTTCTGGTAAAGCGTGGACTCTAATTCAGGTGGCGCATACTTTTCTGCTAAGCGAAACGCTATAGCATAAGCAAAAGCATCGTACATATAGTACGGGATGTCAGCGGTATCTGCGGCTGTATCTGAATCCTCGAACTTACGCACACCATTGAAAGTGATTACATCAGTCGAGTTCTCAGGAACGGGCCAAAAAGTAAACACCAGACCGTCTCGTTGCTTATCAACAAAGCAGCGATCAGGGCGACCTTCAGTGTTCTTCTCTGGAAGATTTAGATAATCCTGACGCGAGTAGAAAATAACTGGCGTATCAACACCTGATCTGGTCAGGGTCATATCAAGAATGTCGATTAAGTTGGTATCTGTGATGTCGAAATCAGTACCAGCCGTGTACACACCTTGACTCTCAACCACAGTGAACGATTCATTCACAATGCGGAAGTTGTGGTAATCCTTCGTCGCCCAGTTCGCAAGAATAAAACGCATGGAACGTCGCGCAGATAGAATGTGCCGCGCAGTAACATGCGCAGGGTCTATCCTTGCTCGTTCCATGGCTTCATCGACAAGCTCAGCGAGATCAGGATTAAAAAGGTAAGTCCCTGATGTCGTCATGAGTTATGCCTGCGCTATTACGTAACCAACCGAACCAGTCCCTGCCGTTACGTTGATACGGAGAGCAAAGATCGGAGTGTCTGTCATTGTTGACTGCGCACTAATAACGCCACTCGCGATCTCGTTTATCCATACAGCGCTTGCTGGGTCAACGTAACGCCCTTCAGCATTGCCAACATTAACTGCGGCAATAGCTGTAGCGTCATACAAGATATTCTGCAAGGTGAAGTCTACCGTGAAGGTGACCGTACCATTAGCAACAACCTGTATGTTTACATCGTCTTCATAGCCTTCAACAACAATGTAAGTTGCACCAACTCCAGCAGGTGTCTCACCGACTATGGGGCGATTGCGGCCTAAATAATTGTGGCCCATCACTCACCCCCTTAGCTGTTGATTACGCCATCGTCAGCGATGATGTAACTCACCAGAATGGTGGCGTTCAACGTACCAGCTACCAAGCCCACACCAGCTTCGATCTCGGTGTCAGCGGTCAACGCCACGCCAAGGTCTGCGCCTGTCTGAATTTCGGTTGGGGATGCTACGCCAGTGACCAGTTCATTGACGAGGCCAGAAGCGGTCCCACCAGCGAGCTGAACGTCCACTGTGTCTGTAGCGCCGCCCGAAAGAGCAGCTACTGTTACGCCAAGCGGGATCGCCCCTGCTGGCAAATAAACGCCAGTACCTGCCATGGTCTGAGAGACCAAGAAAGTTGCACTAACGTATGTTTTGAATGTGCCGGGAGTTCCCTTGCCGTTACCGGAAGGATTGCCCATGCCTCGTTGCCGAATATACCCGGCGAATGTGCTTCTCTTGCCCATCTGTCTGTCTCCAGTCTCTTGCGAGTCTTCAGGGTAAGGATCGGTGGGGTCCGAAGACCCCACCTACCTTAGTTTTTAAGCGTTGCCAGAACTTGCGAAGGCACCACGGTAGTCAGACCAGCCAAACGAGTAGCGTTCACGTGCTTTGTAGCGCATGTTGCCTGTCTCAAAGTCACCTTCAAGACCACGTTGGATGTTCTTACGAACCATATGCTTCAAGCCGTCCTGTTGATCCGTGATCAGGAACCATGCAGATGGGTCCGTCAAACGATGGT